GACCCGCGCCGCCAAAAATTCTCTAAGTCTTTGATTTAATTGGCGCCCCCATGGGGTTTCGAACCCCAGTTTTCGCCGTGAGAGGGCCGAAAGATCGTTCGCGCCCGTTCGCCGTTATCCTCATAACTGGCTGATAATCCAATAAAACCGCCATTACCTATCCGCCCTTGTCCGTAGCCGTTTGTCCCCGTATATTGGACCCGTATTGGACCCAAGCCGCTGGAGGGCGACAACGTGCCCCGCAAAGTTCGTGACGCAACGCTCGATAGCAGGAGTGCCCGGAGTCGCCTCAAGACGCAGCACAAGCCTTTTTTCCGTCTGATCGAACCCGGACTGCACCTGGGCTATCGCAAGCTCCCCAGCGGCCCTGGGACGTGGCTGGCGCGGCGCTACACCGGCAAAGGAACCTACACGGTCGAGAACCTTAGAACGGCGGAAGGCGATCTCGTGATCGCAGACGATTTTTCCGACCCGGATGGGGTCCGCATTCTCAGCTTCGGGCAAGCCCAAGCGCAGATCAGGACGCGCCCAGTCCCGGCCGCTCGCGGTTCGTACACCGTCGGCGATGCGATGAATGATTATTTCCGATTCCTGGATGGGGACGGCCGGGCCAAGCATTCGGTCTATGACGCGCGGCGCCGGTCCGATGCGTTCATCATGCCCAAGCTCGGCAATGTGAAGATATCGGCGCTCACACCCGATCGGCTACGCGGCTGGCGCGATGATATGGCCGGCACCGCGCCGCGCCTGCGGACCAAGCTGGGCCAGGAGCAGAGATACCGTAAGCTGGGCACCGATGAGGATGCGCGGCGTGCGCGCCGCGGTTCGGCAAATCGAATTTGGACCATTCTTCGCTCCGCGCTCAATCATGCCTTCAATGATGGCAAGGTCGATTCCGATCTGGCCTGGCGCAAGGTCAAACCGTTCCGGAATGTGGATGCCGCGCGCATGCGCTATTTGACGCTCGCCGAGGCCAAGCGGCTGATCAATGCCTGCGACCCTGAATTTCGAAAGCTCGTGCAGGCCGCGCTGCAAACCGGCTCCCGCTACGGCGAGCTTGGCAGGCTGACGGTCGCCGATTTCAACACCGACGTGGGCGCTATCGCGATTCGGCAATCCAAATCCGGCAAATCCCGCCATATCGTGCTGACCGACGAGGGCCGCGCATTCTTCGCCCAGCTCACGGCCGGCCGGACCGGCGACGCGCCGATGTTCGGAAAGGTCTGGGCCGCATCACACCAATTGAGGCCTATGTCAGAAGCCGTGAACCGCGCCAAGATCGCGCCGGCTATTTCTTTCCACGGGCTGCGACACACCTGGGCCTCGCTCGCGGTCATGAACGGCATGCCCTTAATGGTTGTGGCGCGGAACCTCGGCCACGTCGATACCCGCATGGTCGAGAAGCACTACGGCCATCTTTCCCAAACCTACGTTGCGGACGCCGTTCGGAAGAACGCTCCGAGGTTCGGCGCGTCGCGCGGCAAGGCCGGGAATGTTGTCGCGATTCGGAAAGGCTCACGCTGATGGCCGACGATACCGAACATCGAATTCCATTTGATCGCGAGGTCGAAATGGAGGCGTGGCGTAAACTGTTGGCCGAGAGGATATTCTTGATACTGCGCGCACGCGATGCTCTCGAGACCGCGCTGGAAAAGGCGACCACACCGCATGAATGCCTGATGACCGTTATGGACGGTTTGCAAGCGCTCGGCATACGTCCGGACGTGCTTGGGCCACTATGGGAAATTGCCGGCGGCCGAATCGATGCATTGGAGGCATCGGAGCGGGCCTCAAAGGGCATCGGCGGCAACGTGCGGCCCATAAATGAGACTCTCGCGCTGGCATACGGTGCCGCGACCGTAACCGCGCTCAAGGAGCACGGACATAGCATGGGAGACGCCTTGAGGCGGACTGCGGACGCGATGGGAATCGACCAAAAGCGAATTCGGAATTATCGCCAAAACGTCGGCGGGCGCGCACTGGGATCGGAGTTAGCCAGAAAGACCTACGACGATTACTTGGCCGAGCTTCGGAGCTTGTCGGCCGACACATTTCAGGCTGAGGCGCTAAGAAGGATCAAAGGCATCGGCCGCTTTTGTTAGCTCCCCCAGTGGTTCTAACAAATCGCTTGGAACAACGTTCATTCGTTCACACTAGAACGAGGACGAACCAAGCATGGTTATCGAAAATTCAACGGTGCGGAGCGGCGGTTCCGGACTGAAGCCGCTCAGCGTCACAGTTCCCACCGCGCTCGCATTGACCGGCATCGGTCGGACGAAGCTGTACGCGCTGATTAAGGCTGGCCGCGTAAAGGTCACCAAAATCGACAACAGAACGCTCGTAAATTTCGCGAGCTTGGAAAATCTCATCGCCGGGGAGGCAGCATGAGCCATGCCCAAAAGAAAATGCCGGCCATCTAAGGACCGGCATCTTCCACAAATATCGGCTGGGCAGCTGATGGTGGAATTTAACCGGACTGACTTTCAGGTTCAACATGTTTCGCGCCGCTTCTTTCTCGCGCCAGCGCTCGCTGCGATCATCGCCGAGTTGGCATTCGCGAGGGCCGAATAGATGGCCAAGCGCGAGCGTCACACAAAGATCGGTGAGCAATTCGCGGCGATTCCAATCGCGATGGTGCGGTCACCCGTAATGGCCGTCCTAACTCTCTCCGAGCGTCGTGCCCTAGATCGACTTCAAGTCGAGTTTGCAGATCATGGCGGGACCGAGAACGGGACGCTGCCGGTCACCTACAATGACTTTGTAGAGTTCGGCATAGACCGCCACGCCGTCTTTCCGAGCCTTCGTGTGCTTCAAAACTTGGGTTTCATTGAGATCACAGAAGTTGGTCGTGGTGGCGCCGTCGCGGAATTCCATAGTCCCAGCCTGTATAGGCTTACGTTTCGACACACTCAGTACGCGGGACCGACGCATGAGTGGCGACGGATTGAAAACATTGAAGATGCCAAGGCTATTGCCCGCGCTGCTCGTCAAACTTCAGCCCAAATGAAACGAAAAGCCAGTAGGGAAAAACGCCTGATACCAGTGGGGAAAACCCCCACTGAAACAGCTAATGCGCCAGTGGGAGAAAACCCCACTACTGTCCCAGTGGGGAAAACCCCCACCACTATCTATATCTCGGGTGAGGTGCCTGACGGACGTGTCGCTCTCGCGATGGCTGGGATCGCATCGGCGGTCACGGCTCACGTCAGCCGCGAGCGAAGCAGCGCAGCCAAAGCGAAGCGCGCAAGCGGCGTGGCGGCAACACCATGAACCTTCCTCTGCAGCACTGGTCCCGTAGGGAAACCATTATGGCGGTCTCGCTCGTCGTGATGACGCTCGGCTCCGTGCCCTTTCCCATATCCATGCCCATTCCTATCGTGATTGCGTCACTGAAAAAAATTTGGGCCCGCGCAATTTCGCTTTTTCGGAGGCAAAACACATGAAGCAGCACTCACGGCCGTCAGCATCAGAGCTTCTGGCAGCGCAGCGCTTCAATGCGCCCGATGCACGCGACCACACCCGTCGCGCCTTCGTCGGCAACGTCCATGGCTATTGGGGAACCGGCGAACTGGACGACGACGCTCGCGTCCGATCGTTCGAGCCATTCAAGGGCGATGCGTGATGACCACCCGGGGCGGGGGTCAAAGGAAATCGCCTTCAAACGTAGGACCGGCGAACGCAGTGCATCTTCGATAAATGGCCACAAAAAAAGTTTGTAGAAAGGATTCTGGTAGTGGGAACGAGAGGAAGAAAATCGGCCGATGAGCTCGATGCAATCGGTCCGCGCGGCATCACATGCATACGCCGGCCAATGCCGCCGAGTGATCTTGCCGAAGAGATGCAGGACGAGTGGCAACGAGTGGTCGCGAGACTGCCGGCCGACTGGTTTCCTGCGGAAACACTGGCGCTTCTGAGCCAGTATTGCCGGCATGTTGTTGCCGCCCGGCGCATTGCGCAGCTTCTGCACGCGCATCTGCACGGTCAGGATGCGCTAAATATTGATCACCTTGACCAGCTCCTCAGGATGCAGGAGCGAGAATCGCGCGCGATATCGTCGCTGGCGACCAGAATGCGGATATCGCAGCAGTCAACGATGTCCCGGAAGAAGACCAAACCGGACGTCCCGATAGGTCCGCCCCCATGGGAATGAATTCTCTAACCCCAGTTCAGATTTTTGGTTTGGCCGCAAACGCAACATCGGCGCCGGTCCTGCTCCCAAAGCCATAAAACTCTGCCCTTACCCCCACCACTCACAAGGAAATCGCATGACCAACGAACAAAATCTCGCCGTGTTGCAGGACATGCGTGTGCGCCTGGAAACTCAGAGCCGAGATTTGGCGGCCTTTTTCGGTCCCATGCTGGCCGCGCAATCGCTTATAGGCGCCGGCATCGCGCTGCTCCGCGGTGCGCTCGGCGACGAGCTCGCCACGCGGTTTTTGGTGGACTGTGCCGCTGAAATCGCGAATGAGCCCGAGGTGCGCAATTGAGTCCACCGACTGCCCACGATTGGATCGAGCGCACCGCCGCGGTTCTGGAGGAGCTCGGCGAGCTGACTTCTGATAGCCGTTTTCGTCGCGCCGCCGGCGTGTTGCGAGGAAAGCGGATCGGCCGCGCGCCCGTAAATGACACGGAGGCTCTCGAACTGGCGAGGTCTTATTTGGATGCGGGATTGGTGCGCAGCCGAACGGCCGCCGTGCGCCGTGCGGCAATGTTCATCGCGCCGGCAAATCAGATCGACACGACCGTTCGGCGCCTTCAGAGAAAGTTTCGCGATGAAAGTTTTAAATCGCGCGACGCAGGCAGATCGCGCGTTTAAATTCTGCATCGAAGTTTTTTCTTTATGAGGATTCGTATGTCCGGTTTTCCAGAAATTATTGAAGCCATCCGTCGCCAGGGTGTCGCTTTTGAAGGCTTTGTTACCCGCTCGCAAAAGACTTTGGACGAGATTCGTGAACGTCATGATTCTCTGACGCAGCGGCTTGAGGAAATCGAAACCAAGGGCAATATGCCCGCGAAGAGCGCTGGCGGCGAGACGGCTGAAGGCCGCGAGCATAAACAGCGCTTTTTGGCTTGGCTGCGCCGTCCGAACGACAGCACCGCCAAAAATGCCCTCAGCGATTTTGAGAGTCAGGCACTGTCCAAGAAAGCGATCTCCATCGGATCATCCGCCGACGGCGGGTTTGCCGTGCCCGAACAGATCGCGCGCGATATCGAGAAGCTCGAAAAGCAATATTCGCCCGTCCGGAATCTGGTGCGCGTGACGCAGATCGGGACGTCGGATTATAAGCAACTACTCTCGCTTCGCGGCGCCAGTTCCGGGTGGGTTGGTGAATCGACATCGCGCGGCGAGACGGTGACGCCGAAACTCCGCGAGATCGTGCCGACGATGGGCGAGATTTACGCCTATCCCCAAACCACGGAGTGGGCGCTCGACGACGTTTTCTTCGACGTCGCCGGTTGGCTCGCCGACGAAGTTGCAGACACGTTCTCAATCGCCGAAGGCTCTGCTGTGATCAGTGGAGATGGCTCAAATAAGCCTACCGGCATGGTGCATACCGCGCCGGTTGCGACCGCTGACTTTGCCTCTCCGCTTCGCGCTGCGGCCGCCTATCAGTATGTCGCATGCCTCGCGACCAATTCGCCTGCGGTGGCCGAAATCCTGCCCGATGCGCTCGTGGACCTCGTGTACAGCGTCAACTCCCGGTATCGCGCCAACGGCACCTTCGTGATGAACAGCAACACGGCCGCGAAGGTTCGTAAGCTCAAAGACGCCAACGGCAATTACGTCTGGGCTCCAGGCCTGATCTCGGGGCAGCCGGATTCGCTGTTAGGCTATCCCGTGCAGATTTGGGAACAGCTTGACGATGTCGGGACGAACAAGCTTCCCATCGCGTTTGGTGATTTTAAGCGCGGGTATCTTCTCGTCGAGCGTTCGCAGATTCGCATCACTGTTGATGCCAACATAACCACACCGGGCAAAATCAAGTACTTCGTTCGCCGTCGCGAGGGCGGTATTCCGCTCAACAACGACGCGGTCAAGTTCCTCAAAACCACTATCGCGTAATTTGGCGCCACTTCTATGCCGTTTCCGCTGATGAACGAATAACGAAAATTGACCTGCGCGGCGCCACAAAAGTAGACGTTCCATAAAGCGTTCAAGGTCATAAATCAGCAAACAGTGAAGCGCCGGGCCAGCGCATGGCGGGCTCGGCGCACTCTTTTCGTAAGGTGAAAAAATGGCTGATGATGTCGCCCGTCTAGTCGCAACTCTGGAAGCAGACATTTCCAAGTTCACGAAAGGCTTGGACCAGGCCCAAAAGATTGCGGACCAGCGCTTCGGTCAGATTGAAAAGCGCATGAAGACGACCGAGGGGCTTTTCGTTTCCTCGCCTGTGTTTGGATCCGGCGCCGCCAAATTCTTTTCGAGTGCCGCGCTGGTGGCCTTCGGCAAGAATGTCCTCGAAACGGTGAGCGCGCTGGGTGAGCAAGCACAGCAGATCGGCGTTTCGGTCGAGGCATTCCAAGCATACCGCGCAATATTGAAGGACAACGGCGCGGATGCTGCCCAGGCGAGCCAGGCCATCGCCCACCTGACCGACACACTCGGCAGGGCTAAAGACGGCAACAATGACGCCATCAAATCATTTGAACGGCTCGGGCTCGGCCTCGACGACATCAATAATTCTTCTCCTGAAGCGGCGCTCGCGGCTGTCGCGAAAGGCGCTCTGCAAATCGGCGACGTGTCCCAGCGCAATGCGGCGCTCGTACAAATTTTCGGAGAGCGTATTGCCCGATTCCTCGTCCCTGCCCTCGCCGATCTCGCCAGGGGCGCTGATGACAACATTGCTTCGCAAAAGGCACTCGGCCGCGTTCTATCCGAAGACACGGTGAACGCGGCCGATAAGGCTCACGATGCCCTTGGCGCCGTCTGGGACAAGCTGGTGAACGGCGCGGCACCTGCCGTCACGGCGGTCGCGGGGGCAATGGACAAGATACTTGAGCAGGCCGACAAAACCGGCCATGCCCTGGCATTGCTGTTGCAGTTTGGGGCGCCACAGATTCGGCCCGGCGCCAATGGTCCAGATCAGTTCGGCACTCTCACACCGGAACAGCAACAGCGAATTTTCAATCCTCTTGGCGGTGGCTTTGCGGCCAACGGAGCCATCGTCCAGAATCCGAGCCCCGGCCCCCAGCCGGTCACGATTACGCCGGGCGCTGTTATTCCGGGCGAGGGTCGCTTCGGTGACGAGCTTGGACGGCAGGCGAAAGATTTTTCGAATTCCAATCTCGCGAATGCTATCCAGGAAGACATCGAGCGCCGCAAGGCGATTCAGGACTATCTGAACAGCACATCGAGCGCATTGGATGGCAATGAACTGAAGCCGGAGGACTTGCAGAAGCAGATCCAGCAATTCGCAGAGCTACAAAGGATCGCGGGTGATCGCCGCGATACTGAGCAGGAAGTCTTCGATTCTCTGCAGGAACAGGTAAAGCTCGCTGGTCTATCCCGCGAGGAGCAGGAAAAGGAACTCGCTACGTTGCAGGCCAAGCGCGAACTTGGTCGCGATCTAAATGACAGCGAGAAAGCCAGACTCGACGATCTTGTCTCGCAGCGCCAAGCCGCCGAGCAGTTCAGCGAGACCACGGAAAAGATGAAGCAGGATTTTGCATCTTTCGTTTCCGATTCCGTGACGACCGGGAAGGTCAGCTTTGGCAACCTCTTTCGCGCGCTCGAAGCGGATTTCGCCAACACGATAGGCAAGGACCTTGCGAATCTAGTCTTCGGCGGCGGCGGCAACGGCGGAGGCGGTGGAGGTCTGTTCGGCAGCATCCTCGGCGGAATCGGAAGCCTGCTAGGCTTTGCAGGCGGCGGAGACCCCCCGGTGGGCGTGCCCAGCATTGTTGGTGAGCGTGGGCCAGAACTGTTCGTGCCGCGTGTTGCTGGGACGATCATTCCGAATAGCGCCCTTGGCGCAAGCCAGCCAATCCAGATCGTTCTGACGCTTTCGGACGATCTTAACGCTCGCATGGTCAGCACGAGCACCAAGGCTGCCGTTCAGGTTGTCACCAAATATGACCGCGGGCTTCCAAGGCGCGTCAACCAGATCGCCAGTGACCCGCTTAAAGTCCGCTGAAAGGTGGCGAAACCAATGACGAACGAGGAGAAATTTCGGAAACATCTGGCCGACCATGCTGAGATGCTGCGTGTGGCCAGCGATGCCGTGACCAAGTCTAACGCGCAACTTGCAGAAATGGAGCGAGTGACGCGCGCGACCATTGGGCTCTTCCGGGACATGGTGCGTACGGCCCTCGTGATGCTCGACCGCGGCGACATCGATGGTGGAAAGAACCACCTGCGCGCGATTGTCATCCCGCCGCCCGACAGCGGAGCAGCGAACTGACGCTTCAGCGTGTCATCCACCGATGGCCGGACCAGATCGGGGAGAGGATCGCGCCATAAGAAGACGGGGCCCGCAGGCCCCGCCGATAGTGGATTGTCTTTGGGTAGATTACGTCGCCGGTTCCACAAGAGCCCACGCCCTCTCCGCATCTTCTGGCGATTGCAGCTCGCAAAGCCGCCAAAGGTCCTCCCTCGCATTGTCCGCGAGATTAGAAAGACTTTCAGTGCCACCTATTTCCAGCTTTACCAGCGCCCCCAGCAGAGTCGTCGGCACGAACTGCTCAACGCGGCGATATGCAGCGGAAGAAGCGTTTGAGAGATGCTCGAAATCGTCCGGGTCGAAATCGTCTGGATCATCTTCTCCGTAACGATTAAGTGCCGCAACGGCGGCCGCATAGTCTTCGAGCAACGTGAACAGATCGGCGTTCTCAGAGCCGCCGGCCATAGGCAGTGCGATTGCTGGAAGGGCTGGAACAAGGGCCGCCCCGGCTATGGAGCCCAGAACGGCGCGGCGGGTGGAGATAATCTTTTCCATTTACATACCCTCCAGAGCGCTCTCGACGGCTGCCAGTTCGTCGTGGGCGGCCCACATTGCGGCCTCCATGCAACCATCACCGCTATGGTGAGCTGCCTGGTGCGCTAGGTGGACGATTCCCATTGCCTTGTGCAGGTGCCCGCCGATCACGTCTATCGGGTGAAGTTGGATTGGTCTCGCGACCTTCACATTGGCGCGTTCGGTAATAGCGATTCTTGACATAAAAAATGCTCCCTCGGTTTGACCCAAAGCGAGCGGCGGCCGCGAATGTGCTATTAGAAGATCGGTTCATGGCTGCCCCTCGCCGGGCGGTTTGAACAAGTCGCTGGCGGCAGCTTCCAACTGTCGTCAGCGGCGCCACTGTGCGCTCGCTTGGTTCCATTGTCCATAAGCGTACGTGGTTAATGAAGTCTGAAAAGCTGGGCGCGTGCCTGTGGAAAACCGCCGCGGGTTATTGCCGGGCACCGGTACCAAGCGTTTCCTTGCCCCATGTCAGCAAATCATCGCCTCGACGCAGAGCGCGCCTCGATCATGGAGCGATTCCATCGCGCCGCGGGCGCTCGTCCGAAGATGATCCCCGAGCCGCGATGCAAGTGCGGCGCTACGGCGGTGTGGCATGTCAGCGGCGGGAAAAGTGACGGGTTCTATTGTCGGGAGCATGTGCCGGTGGCCTGGCAAGCCTGACCGTACCTATGCCGTACCTATGACCGATTTCTGGCTGATTTCCTGAGCCACTTATCGTGCGTAACATATTGATTTCAAATGGCGACCCCGGCAGGACTTGAACCTGCGGCCCACAGCTTAGAAGTCGTTACCACCGCAATTTGCTGCAATAGGCTGCGACAAGGCGCTACGGCAAAACCCAATATCCACAAGGTTTTCGTCTCGCATAAGCGACCATAGCGTCGCACGCTATTGCACCCAAGCGCGTGCAGGCGTACCTAATAGGTACGGATTTGCGACCAACAGCTTCGCCGCATCCGATAATGCCGAACCGAGATTTTTAGGTACGGCCAGGTACGGGAGACGGTATGCCGCGTGTTGCCCTCACTGATCGTTTCGTGGCGTCCGCGAAGGCGAAAGATGCGCCGCAGGTCGATTACTTCGACGAGCACACGGTCGGGCTGGCGCTCCGCGTGTCCGAAGCTGGCAAGCGAAGCTGGACGCTGCATTTCACCTCACCGAAGGACCACAAGCGCGCCCGCATGACGTTGGGCTCCTACCCTTCCACAAGCCTTGCCGCTGCCCGTACGCGGGCTTTGCAGGCCAAGGAGGAGCTAGACCAGGGCATTGATCCGCGGGATGCGCTCGCGGCCCAGGATGCCGGCGCAATGACCGTTTCTGCCCTTTATGAGAGTTGGCGCGACAAGCACGTCGCGACCTTGCGGAGTGGAGAGCACATCGGGCGCCGCATGAAGCGTAACGCCCTGCCCGTGATCGGATCAGTCCGCCTTGCCGATCTTCATCGGCGGGACATCAATCGCGTCGTGGACCCGATTTTAAAGCGCGGCAAGGCCATCGAGGCGAACCGGGTATTCGAGAATATGCGCGCCATGCTCCGGTGGGCTGTGGCGCGTGGCGACCTCGATCATAGCCCCATGGACGGCATGTCGAAGCCTTCCGCCGAAGTTGCCCGTGACCGGGTGCTGTCGGATGATGAAATTCGCATAATTTGGACCGCCCTGCCCGATACAATCGCAAAATCGGCGACCGTCCAGCGCATCGCCAAGCTCTGCTTCGTTACCGGACAGCGCGTGGGCGAGGTTTCCGGCATGAGGTCCGACGAATTGGACCTGAAGAAGCGGATATGGTCCCTGCCCGGCTCCCGGACTAAGAACGCGAACCCACATCTCGTTCCGCTTTCCGATCTGGCCATCGGCATTATCAAAGAAGCGCTCGCGGCGGCCGGCGAGTCTGAGTTCGTGTTTCCCTCGGAAGATGAATCAATCCGCCCCCGCCACGTCGCTCGCACGCTTCTGCGCGCTCAAAAGGCCACGAAGGAAAAGCCCAAGGGCCGATTTGGAATCCCGGAATGGACCCCGCATGATCTGCGCAGGACGGTGCTGACCAATATGGCGGCGCTAGGTGTCCAGCCAATTGTCATCGGTGCTGTTGCGAACCATCTAAGCGTCACCAAAGCCAGCGTCACCTTCGCCAGCTATGTCCGCCACGATTACGGGCGCGAAAAGGCCGAAGCGCTGAACATGTGGGCCGAACGCCTATCAGCCATCGTCAAGGGCAATACGGCGGAAGTAGTGCCGATGCGCACAGGTCGCCGTCGATGAGTTTCGAGATTCCAGTCAGTCCGTCTGCAATCATGAACCCCGTCCGGTTCGATCTGGCGGCTATCGAGGCCGCGATGTTGTGGCCGGACGACGCTGCCGCTCGTGATGAATGGGTGGGGGCGGTCACTGTAGACGAGGGAAAGGATCATATCGACAGCATGTCTGAGAACGCTTTGCGTCATTGGGCTCACAATGCCGCCTCTGTGCCGCGCTTGCCGGACCTCCAGTCGCGCATCGGCAAGCGCGGCATCCATGGGCGAATCGCCGGCATCATTACCTTACGGGCCACAATTCTGACCAAAGCTGATCCGCAGAACGCGGCGCTACGGAAAATCCATGCGGATATCTCGAAAAGGTTGTGGCGAACATTGAAGATCGGCCCCCGAACGATGGAGAACAAGGAAGGTCCGATCTATCCGTTTCGACCCGTGGCACACCTATGGGCGGCGCATTCCTTTCACATTATCAGAGGTGGCGATGAGGCAATGCCATGCGTTCCAGAACGCCTCCCCGACTTTCTAGCGACCGCCGAATCTATCCGCTTTCTTGCGGAAAAAACTAAAACGCCGCGGAGCGCGACGACGATCATGCGCCCAGGTGAGGCAGCTAAACTCCCGACCGACGTTGTGCGGATTCTGGCGGAAATCACTCCCCAAATTTACTCCAGCACCTCTCCCGGAATTGGCTCATAATTCGGGAAACGACAGCCCCTCTCGCATGTCCTAACTCCATTGCCTCAACGTGCAATGGAGTGTTGTGGCAATGGACAACGAAATCGAACTGGGCACCATCGATGATGCATGCGCAGTCATCGGCGGGAAAAGCAAACCGGTAGATCGTGCGACCTATTATCGAGGCGTGAAGGCCGGCCGCTATAACGGTCCCTTCCACCCTTCTCCCGGAATTAGCCGTGTCGATCTGACGAAGCTACGCGCGATTGTTTGCGGGCTCGCTGCAAGCTCGGACGAGGCTGCCTAATGGCGCCCCGGAAACGCAAAAGGGCCGCAGCCAGTAAGGCAGCGACCCCTTCGGAAAAGATCAGCTCGGCAGCGATCCAACCGAAGAATAAAGCCCGCCCCTCGAAAACGCAACTCGCCGCTGCGCGCGATTTCCACGCGCCCGAACAGATTGCGCCGACACTGCCGTGGTGGGTGCGGTCATGAGGCACCATGCAACCGTCCCGGTCTGGGATCACAAACGCTGCGTCGGCGCCATCGCTGAGTGCGCCGGCTGCAGGTATGAGGCCATCAAGCCGAACGGCTTCAGCATGGGGCTCTACAATTCTCCCACCGCGGCCGCTACAGCGCTCGTAATCGCATCGCGCGAAAGCGAGGTCTGTTATGGGCGCTGAGCAGGTCGCTTCGATAGCATACCGCCGCAAGCCTAATCCCGAACCTGAAGAGTCCCGCCCGCCGGAATTCTCAGATGATGCTCTGGCGCTCGATTTCGCAGCGCGACACCATAGTGATCTTCGCTATGTCGCTGCGTTCGGAAAATGGCTTGTCTATGACGGCGCAAGATGGGCGGATGACGGCACGCTCAAAGCCTACGATCTGGTCCGCGCCAGATGCCGTGAAACGGCCGCGGCCTGTGATCAGCCAAAAAATGGGTCAGCCATCGCGTCCGCCAAAACGATTGCAGCGGTTGAACGGCTTGCAAGAAGTGATCGGCGATTGGCGGCGACGGTAGAGCAATGGGACAGTGATCCCTGGCTTCTCAACACGCCGGACGGCGTTGTCGATCTTGGCACTGGTGAACTGGGCCGGCACATTCCGGAGGAATATCACACACGGATGACCGCGGTATCGCCCGGCGGCGATTGTCCGTTATTCATGGAATTTCTTGATCGGATTACAGACAGAGATACTGAACTCCAAGCATTTATGGCGCGGATGTTCGGCTATGCACTGACTGGATCGACGAACGAACACGCGCTCTTTTACTGTCACGGAGTAGGAGCGAACGGCAAAAGCGTTCTGCTTAATACAATATCAGCCATTCTGGGCGATTACGCACAGAGCGCGCCTATAGAGACATTCACAGAGTCAGCATTCGAACGCCATCCAACGGAATTAGCAGGGCTCCGCGGCGCGCGACTAGTCACCGCCATTGAAACGGAACAGGGGCGACGCTGGGCCGAAGCCCGGATCAAGGCGTTGACTGGCGGCGACAAGATATCCGCTCGTTTCATGCGCCAAGACTTTTTTGAGTTCACTCCATCGTTCAAGCTGATCGTAGCGGGCAATCACAAACCAGGTCTTCGCTCCGTCGACGAAGCCATCCGTCGCCGCTTTCACCTCATTCCCTTCGCCATCACTATTCCGGCGGGCGAGCGAGACCCGGACCTTGGTGAAAAGCTAAAGGACGAATGGCCGGGAATCCTACAATGGCTGATCGACGGCTGCGTAGAGTGGCAAAAAAATGGCCTCGGCGCGCCAAAGGTGGTGACGGACGCAACAAATGCTTATCTCGAAAGCGAAGATGCACTGGCTGCGTGGCTGTGCGAGCGATGCCTGCGCGATCCGCAAGCATGGGAACGATCAAGCGAACTGTTCACCGATTGGAAGACTTGGGCCGAGCGCTCCGGTGAACCCGCGGGCACGTTGAGGGCCTTTTCCCAGAACCTGGAATCCAGAGGTTTGGTCTGGGAACGGCGGCGCACGGGACGTGGTTTTCAAGGATTGCAACTCACGCCACAGATGACGGGAGACTATCGGTGACGCTTATGACGGCACCACTGGTTACCTACGTTCGTGCGCGCGCGCGTGACGGTCATTATCCATTTCCCAGTCACAAGCGTCACACCGCGAGCGGCGCACTAGCGAGAGCGAGCGGCAATGCCACGGGGGCGGGTCCAAGGAAAAGTTGGCCAAAACAGCGGACCGGCGAACGCAGCTCACGCATCATAAACCGACACAATTTCAGGGAAACGCTATGAAAAAACGTGGCCGTAAATCGTCCGAAGAGGTTGAAATCGCGCCTATTGCGGCGAGATGGCGTCGCCTCCAGGCGCCGACAACGCTGACCGACGCCGAACTCGTCGTCTGGTCGGACGCCGTGTCTTCAATGCCGGCGGGCTACTTCTCCCGCGCGCAAGTGCCGCTGCTCACTGCCTATGTGCGTCACTGCGTTCGGGCCGACGTTCTAGCCCGGCTCATCCTGAAATTCGAAGCCGAATGGATCCCGGTCGATGGCGGGCTCGAACGGCTCGACAGGTTGCACGGCATGGCGAGCCGCGAGACCAGCGCCACCAATTCATGCGCTCGCGCCCTTCGCTTGACGCTCCAGGCGCAACGAACGGCAGGAAGCGCGGCAACAGCGCAACGCACCGCGCTACCGCCAGGGCCACGACCCT